TGACACTGACCATGAGCCCCAAATATCCCCCGGGGGCTTAGAGCCTCCCGCTGAAAAACATTTCCGCGAAACAGAAGTCTGAAAAGGTCAGGGCCCAGACTAAGGCTCTGACGTCTCCCCCCGGAGGGCAGCTCAGCACCGGCTCAGACTAGGCCCTGACGTATCCCCCTGAAAAGCAATCATGAGCTCAGACCTCCGGGAAGCCACCGGGAACCACCCATTTCCTCCCCATGTTTGTCAAGCCGTCCTCAGGCGTTGACGACAACCCCTCACCTCAAAAAACTTTTCATGGCACGCATACGGCTCAATAAAATAAGAGGAGTCTATAAAAGCGTGGAGACAGTTCAGGAGGGGGCTCGCTTTTTTCTCCTACGCGCCCGCCGCCCTACCTGAGGCCGCCATCCACGCCGGTTGAGTCGCGTTCTGCCGCCTCCCGCCTGTGGTGCCTCCTGAACTGCGTCCGCCGTCTAGGTAAGTTTAGAGCTCAGGTCGAGACCGGGCCTTTGTCCGGCGCTCCCTTAGAGCCTACCTAGACTCAGCCGGCTCTCCACGCTTTGCCTGACCCCGCTTGTTCAACTCCACGTCTTTGTTTCGCTTTCTGTTTCGCGCCGTTACAAATCGAGAGTTCCACCCCTTTCCCTTTCATTCACGACTGACTGCCGGCTTGGCCCACGGCAAGTACCGCGGACTCTACTGGCTCGGAGCCAGCAGCAGCCTATTCTATAACACTCTCCAGGAGAGAAATTTAGTACACAGGTGGGGGCTCGTCCGGGATACGAGCGCCCCTTTATTCCCTAGGCAATGGGCCAAATCTTTTCCCGTAGCGCTAGCCCTATTCCGCGACCGCCCCGGGGGCTGGCTGCTCATCACTGGCTTAACTTCCTCCAGGCGGCATATCGCCTAGAACCCGGTCCCTCCAGTTACGATTTCCACCAGTTAAAAAAATTTCTTAAAATGGCTTTAGAAACACCGGCTTGGATCTGTCCCATTAACTACTCCCGCCTAGCCAGCCTACTCCCAAAAGGGTACCCCGGCCGGGTAAATGAAATTTTACACATACTCATCCAAACCCAAGCCCAGATCCCGTGCCACCCCGCGCCACCGCCGCCGTCATCCCCCACTCTCGACCCCCCGGATTCTGATCCACAAATCCCCCCTCCTTATGTTGAGCCTACGGCCCCTCAAGTCCTTCCAGTCATGCATCCACATGGGGCTCCTCCCAGCCATCGCCCATGGCAAATGAAAGACCTACAGGCCATTAAGCAAGAAGTCTCCCAGGCAGCCCCCGGGAGCCCCCAGTTTATGCAGACCATCCGGCTTGCAGTGCAGCAGTTTGACCCCACTGCCAAAGACCTCCAAGACCTCCTACAGTACCTTTGCTCCTCCCTCGTGGCCTCCCTCCATCACCAGCAGCTAGATAGCCTTATATCAGAGGCCGAAACTCGAGGTATTACAGGTTATAACCCCTTAGCCGGTCCCCTCCGTGTTCAAGCCAACAATCCACAGCAACAAGGATTAAGGCGAGAATACCAGCAACTCTGGCTCGCCGCCTTCGCCGCCCTACCAGGGAGTGCCAAAGACCCTTCCTGGGCCTCTATCCTCCAAGGCCTGGAGGAGCCTTACCACACCTTCGTAGAACGTCTCAACGTAGCCCTTGACAATGGACTGCCGGAAGGCACGCCCAAAGACCCCATTTTACGATCCTTAGCCTACTCCAACGCAAACAAAGAATGCCAGAAACTACTACAGGCCCGAGGACACACTAATAGCCCTCTAGGAGATATGTTGCGGGCTTGTCAGGCCTGGACCCCCAAAGACAAAACCAAAGTGTTAGTTGTCCAGCCTAAAAAACCCCCCCCAAATCAGCCGTGCTTCCGGTGCGGGAAAGCAGGTCACTGGAGCCGAGACTGCACTCAGCCTCGTCCTCCCCCCGGCCATGCCCTATGTCAAGACCCAACTCACTGGAAGCGAGACTGCCCTCGCCTGAAGCCCGCTATCTCGGACCCAGAGCCAGAGGAGGATGCCCTCCTATTAGACCTCCCCACTGACATCCCACACCCAAAAAACTCCATAGGGGGGGAGGTCTAACCTCCCCCCCCACATTACGGCAAGTCCTTCCCAACCAAGGCCCGGCATCTATTCTGCCAGTTATACCGTTAGATCCCGCCCGCCGGCCCATAATTAAGGCCCAGGTTGACACCCAGACCAGCCACCCAAAGACTATCGAAGCTTTACTAGATACAGGAGCAGACATGACAGTCCTTCCAATAGCCTTGTTCTCAAGTAATACTCCCCTCAAAGACACATCCGTATTAGGGGCAGGAGGCCAAACCCAAGATCACTTTAAGCTCACCTCCCTTCCTGTGCTAATACGCCTCCCTTTCCGGACAACGCCTATTGTTTTAACATCTTGCCTAGTTGATACCGAAAACAACTGGGCCATCATAGGTCGTGATGCCTTACAACAATGCCAAGGCGTCCTGTACCTCCCTGAGGCAAAAGGGCCGCCAGTAATCCTGCCTATACAGGTGCCAGCCGTCCTTGGGCTAGAACACCTCCCAAGGCCACCTGAAATCAGCCAGTTCCCTTTAAACCAGAACGCCTCCAGGCCTTGCAACACTTGGTCCGGACGGCCCTGGAGGCAGGCCATATCGAACCCTACACCGGGCCAGGAAATAACCCAGTATTCCCAGTTAAAAAAGCCAATGGAACCTGGCGATTCATCCACGACCTGCGGGCCACTAACTCTCTAACTGTAGACCTCTCATCATCTTCCCCCGGGCCCCCTGATTTGTCCAGCCTGCCAACCGCACTAGCCCACTTGCAAACTATAGACCTTAAAGACGCCTTTTTCCAAATCCCCCTACCTAAACAGTTCCAGCCCTACTTTGCTTTCACTGTCCCACAACAGTGTAATTACGGCCCCGGCACTAGATACGCCTGGAAAGTACTACCCCAAGGGTTTAAAAACAGTCCCACCCTGTTCGAGATGCAGCTGGCCCATATCCTGCAGCCCATTCGGCAAGCTTTTTCCCAATGCACTATTCTTCAGTACATGGATGACATCCTCCTAGCAAGCCCCTCCCATAAGGACCTACAACTACTCTCGGAGGTCACAATGGCTTCCCTGATCTCCCATGGGTTGCCCGTGTCCGAAAACAAAACCCAGCAGACCCCTGGAACAATTAAGTTCCTGGGGCAGATAATTTCGCCCAATCACCTCACTTATGATGCAGTCCCCACGGTGCCTATACGGTCCCGCTGGGCGCTACCTGAACTTCAGGCCCTACTTGGCGAAATTCAATGGGTCTCCAAAGGAACTCCTACCTTACGCCAGCCCCTTCACAGTCTCTACTGTGCCTTGCAAAGGCATACTGATCCCCGTGACCAAATATGTTTAAATCCTTCTCAAGTTCAATCATTAGTGCAGCTGCGGCAGGCCCTGTCACAGAACTGCCGCAGTAGATTGGTCCAAACCGTGCCCCTCCTGGGGCTAGTTATGTTGACCCTCACTGGCACCACTACTGTAGTGTTCCAGTCCAAACAGCAGTGGCCACTTGTCTGGCTTCATGCCCCCCTACCCCACACTAGCCAATGCCCCTGGGGACAGCTACTTGCCTCAGCTGTGTTACTACTCGACAAATACACCTTGCAATCCTATGGGCTCCTCTGCCAAACCATACATCATAACATCTCCACCCAAACCTTCGACCAATTTATTCAAACATCTGACCACCCCAGTGTCCCTATCTTGTACCACCACAGTCACCGATTCAAAAATTTAGGTGCCCAAACTGGAGAACTTTGGAACACTTTTCTTAAAACAGCTGCCCCATTGGCTCCTGTGAAAGCCCTCATGCCGATGTTTACTCTTTCCCCGGTGATCATAAACGCCGCCCCCTGCCTGTTTTCAGACGGATCTACCTCTCGGGCGGCCTATATTCTCTGGGACAAGCATATATTGTCACAAAAATCATTTCCCCTTCCACCACCGCATAAGTCGGCCCAACGGGCCGAACTTCTCGGACTGTTACATGGCCTCTCCAGCGCCCATTCGTGGCGTTGCCTCAACATATTTCTAGACTCTAAATATCTTTATCATTACCTTCGGACCCTTGCCCTAGGCACCTTCCAAGGCAGGTCCTCTCAGGCCCCCTTTCAGGACCCCCTGCCCCGCTTGCTATCGCGTAAGGTCGTCTATTTGCACCACGTTCGCAGCCATACCAATCTGCCTGATCCCATCACCAGGCTCAACGCCCTCACAGATGCCCTATTAATCACCCCTGTCCTGCAGCTCTCTCCTGCAGAATTACACAGTCTCACCCATTGCGGACAGGCAGCCCTCACGTTGCAAGGGGCAACCACAACTGAAGCCTCCAATATCCTGCGCTCCTGCCACGCCTGCCGCAAAAATAACCCACAGCATCAGATGCCTCGGGGACACATCCGCCGTGGCTTACTTCCTAACCACATCTGGCAAGGCGACATTACCCATTTCAAATATAAAAATACACTGTATCGCCTTCATGTATGGGTAGACACCTTTTCAGGAGCCATCTCAGCTACCCAAAAGAAAAAAGAAACAAGCTCAGAAGCTATCTCCTCTTTGCTCCAGGCCATTGCTTATCTAGGCAAGCCTAACTACATAAACACAGACAATGGCCCTGCCTATATTTCCCAAGACTTCCTTGATATGTGTACCCCCCTTGCTATTCGCCATACTACCCATGTCCCCTACAATCCAACCAGTTCAGGACTTGTAGAACGCTCTAATGGCATTCTTAAAACCTTACTATATAAGTACTTTACTGACAAACCTGACCTGCCTATGGATAACGCTCTATCCATAGCCCTATGGACTATCAACCACCTAAATGTGTTAACCCATTGCCACAAAACCCGATGGCAGCTTCACCACTCCCCCCGACTCCAGCCGATCCCAGAGACACGTTCCCTCAGCAATAAACAAACCCATTGGTATTATTTCAAGCTTCCTGGTCTTAATAGCCGCCAGTGGAAAGGACCACAGGAGGCTCTCCAAGAAGCCGCCGGTCCTGCTCTCATCCCAGTAATCGCTAGTTCTGCCCAGTGGATCCCGTGGAGGCTCCTCAAGCGAGCTGCATGCCCAAGACCCGTCGGGGCCCCGCCGATCCCAAAGAAAAAGACCACCAACACCATGGGTAAGTTTCTCACCACTTTGATTCTATTCTTCCAGTTCTGCCCCCTTATTCTTGGTGATTACAGTCCCAGCTGTTGTACCCTCACAATTGGAGTCTCCTCATACCACTCTAAACCCTGCAATCCCGCCCAGCCAGTTTGTTCATGGACCCTCGACCTACTCGCCCTTTCAGCAGATCAAGCCCTACAGCCCCCCTGCCCTAATCTAGTAAGTTACTCCAGCTACCACGCCACCTATTCCCTATATCTATTTCCTCATTGGATTAAAAAGCCAAACCGAAATGGCGGAGGCTATTATTCAGCCTCTTACTCAGACCCTTGTTCCTTAAAGTGCCCATACCTGGGGTGCCAATCATGGACCTGCCCCTATACAGGAGCCATCTCCAGCCCTTACTGGAAATTTCAGCAAGATGTCAATTTTACTCAGGAAGTTTCACGCCTCACTATTAATCTCCATTTTTCAAAATGCGGTTTTCCCTTCTCCCTTCTAATCGACGCTCCAGGATATGACCCCATCTGGTTCCTTAATACCGAACCCAGCCAACTGCCTCCCACCGCCCCTCCTCTACTCCCCCACTCTAACCTAGACCACATCCTCGAGCCTTCTATACCATGGAAATCAAAACTTCTGACCCCTGTCCAGCTAACCCTGCAAAGCACTAATTATACTTGCATTGTCTGTATAGATCGTGCCAGCCTATCCACTTGGCACGTCCTGTACTTTCCCAACGTCTCTGTTCCATCCTCTCCCTCTACCCCTCTCCTTTACCCATCATTAGCGCTTCCAGCCCCCCACCTGACGTTACCATTTAACTGGACACACTGCTTCAACCCCCAGATTCAAGCTATAGTCTCCTCCCCCTGTCATAATTCCCTCATCCTGCCCCCTTTTTCCTTGTCGCCAGTTCCCACCCTAGGATCCCGTTCCCGCCGAGCGGTACCGGTGGCGGTCTGGCTTGTCTCCGCCCTGGCCATGGGAGCCGGAATGGCTGGCGGGATCACTGGCTCCATGTCCCTCGCCTCGGGAAGGAGCCTCCTACATGAGGTGGACAAAGATATTTCCCAATTAACTCAGGCAATAGTCAAAAACCACAAAAATCTACTCAAAATTGCGCAATATGCTGCCCAGAACAGACGAGGCCTTGATCTCCTGTTCTGGGAACAAGGAGGATTATGCAAAGCACTACAAGAACAGTGCTGTTTTCTAAATATTACTAATTCCCATGTCTCAATACTACAAGAAAGGCCCCCCCTTGAAAACCGAGTCCTCACTGGCTGGGGCCTTAACTGGGACCTTGGCCTCTCACAATGGGCTCGAGAGGCCTTACAAACTGGAATAACCCTTGTTGCGCTACTCCCTCTTGTTATCCTTGCAGGGCCATGCATCCTCCGTCAGCTACGACACCTCCCCTCGCGCGTCAGACACCCCCATTATTCTCTTATAAACCCTGAGTCATGCCTGTAAACCACGCACACAATTATTGCAACCACATGCCTCCAGCCTCCCCTGCCAATAATTAACCTCTCCCGTCAAATCCTCCTTCTCCTGCAGCAGCCTCCTCCGTTCAGCCTCCAAGGACTCCACCTCGTCTTCCAACTGCCTAGTATAGCCATCAATCCCCAACCCCTGCATTTTTTCTTTCCTAGCACTATGCCGTTTCGCCTTCTCAGTCCCTTGTCTCCACTTGCGCTCACGGCGCTCCTGCTCTTCCCGCTTTCTCCGGGCGAAGTTAGCGGCCTTCTCCTCCGCCCGCTTCCTGCGCCGAGCCTTCTCCTCCGCCTTCCTTCTCAGAAACTCAGCAATCTGCCTTTCCTCCTCTTCCTCCCGCTCTCTTTTTTGCCTCCTCTTCTCCTCAGCCCGTCGCTGCCGATCACGATGCGCTCCCTCGAGAGGTGGCGCTCCCTCCCCTAGAAGGCCCCGTTGCAGCCGGCCATGGCTTTCCTCTTCTAGAGATAGCAAACCGTCAAGTACAGCTTCCTCCTCCTCCTTGTCCTTTAACTCTTCCTCCAAGGATAATAGCCCGTCCACCAATTCCTCCACCAGCAGGTCCTCCGGCAAAGGAACAGGCAAGCACCGAAATAGCCTTACAGATACAAAGTTAATCATACTTATTATCAGCCCACTTCCCAGGGTTTGGACAGAGTCTTCTTTTCGGATACCCAGTCTACGTGTTTGGAGACTGTGTACAAGGCGACTGGTGCCCCATCTCTGGGGGACTATGTTCGGTCCGCCTACATCGTCACGCCCTACTGGCCACCTGCCCGGAGCATCAGATCACCTGGGATCCCATCGATGGACGCGTTATCGGCTCAGCTCTACAGTTCCTTATCCCTCGACTCCCCTCCTTCCCCACCCAGAGAACCTCTAAGACCCTCAAGGTCCTTACCCCGCCGACCACTCATACAACCCCCAACATTCCACCCTCCTTCCTCCAGGCCATGCGCAAGTACTCCCCCTTCCGAAACGGATACATGGAACCCACCCTTGGGCAACACCTCCCAACCCTGTCTTTTCCAGACCCCGGCCTCCGGCCCCAAAACCTGTACACCCTCTGGGGAGACTCTGTTGTCTGCCTGTACCTCTACCAGCTCTCCCCCCCCATCACCTGGCCCCTCCCGCCCCATGTGATTTTTTGCCACCCCGGCCAGCTCGGGGCCTTCCTCACCAATGTTCCCTACAAGCGTATGGAAGAACTCCTCTATAAAATTTCCCTTACCACAGGGGCCCTAATAATTCTACCCGAGGACTGTTTACCAACCACCCTTTTCCAGCCTGCTAGGGCCCCCGTCACGTTGACCGCCTGGCAGAACGGCCTCCTTCCGTTCCACTCAACCCTCACCACTCCAGGCCTTATTTGGACATTTACCGATGGCACGCCTATGGTTTCCGGACCCTGCCCCAAAGATGGCCAGCCATCTTTAGTACTACAGTCCTCCTCATTTATATTTCACAAATTTCAAACCAAGGCCTACCACCCTTCATTTCTACTCTCACACGGCCTCATACAGTACTCCTCCTTTCACAATTTACATCTCCTTTTTGAAGAATACACCAACATCCCCGTTTCTCTACTTTTTAACGAAAAAGAGGCAAATGACACTGACCATGAGCCCCAAATATCCCCCGGGGGCTTAGAGCCTCCCGCTGAAAAACATTTCCGCGAAACAGAAGTCTGAAAAGGTCAGGGCCCAGACTAAGGCTCTGACGTCTCCCCCCGGAGGGCAGCTCAGCACCGGCTCAGACTAGGCCCTGACGTATCCCCCTGAAAAGCAATCATGAGCTCAGACCTCCGGGAAGCCACCGGGAACCACCCATTTCCTCCCCATGTTTGTCAAGCCGTCCTCAGGCGTTGACGACAACCCCTCACCTCAAAAAACTTTTCATGGCACGCATACGGCTCAATAAAATAAGAGGAGTCTATAAAAGCGTGGAGACAGTTCAGGAGGGGGCTCGCTTTTTTCTCCTACGCGCCCGCCGCCCTACCTGAGGCCGCCATCCACGCCGGTTGAGTCGCGTTCTGCCGCCTCCCGCCTGTGGTGCCTCCTGAACTGCGTCCGCCGTCTAGGTAAGTTTAGAGCTCAGGTCGAGACCGGGCCTTTGTCCGGCGCTCCCTTAGAGCCTACCTAGACTCAGCCGGCTCTCCACGCTTTGCCTGACCCCGCTTGTTCAACTCCACGTCTTTGTTTCGCTTTCTGTTTCGCGCCGTTACAAATCGAGAGTTCCACCCCTTTCCCTTTCATTCACGACTGACTGCCGGCTTGGCCCACGGCAAGTACCGCGGACTCTACTGGCTCGGAGCCAGCAGCAGCCTATTCTATAACACTCTCCAGGAGAGAAATTTAGTACACA